CGTCATGGCTGGCCTCTGGTGAACGGCGGGCTAGGTGGATGGGTGAAGTTTACTGCTTCTCTTTGGGCCTGCGGACGAACAGGTACCGCAGGTCGGTAGGACTCGCCGGTTCGTACTCGCCAGTGCCCACGTCGTAGATGAACTGACCGGCCGTATCGGCGGCGATGTAGGGCGCGCCAGTGGCAATCGCCCCAGCCTTGGCGGCAGCCTTCAATAGCTTCGCCTCGTCGGCGTCCTCGTCCTCGTCCAGTGCGTCATTGGAATACTCCCACGCCGCATCGCCCGCGTTGGCGAATACAATGGCAGCATCCGACAGCGGGTTGTTCCTGCCGAATACCGGCTTCCCAAGCGCCTTGCTCTCGACAACAGACGCAGCATCACGAATCGCCGGAATGGTCTGGAACGGGTACAGGCCGACCTTGACGAGCGCCCAGCGTGCCCAGTCCTTGCCGTCAACATCGTCGTCGTCGTCGTTGTCATCCGGCCAGCGCCCGGCTAGCAGATCGAAAATCAGCGCAGTCACCACCCAGGTTGCAAGCAAAACGCCCATGCGCTCCGGGTAGCTCATGTCATACGACGCCCCCTTTTTCGCCACGGCATCGCGGATACGCGCGCCTTGGATCAGCATTGGTCCTATGAACATCTTGAAAAGACGCCACTTGCCAGACCGTTCAAACGCGGACAGCGAAATATCCGACCCGTCGGTCTGCGTGCTTCGGATCGTCTTGTCGGCCTCGCGCACGGCATCCTGAACCGATGCGCCAGCCGCTCGCTGTTCCTCGAATGCTGCGTTCCAGATCGGGATAGAGGACAGCCGATCAACGTATATGATGTACGACAACCCCATGCGGATCGTCTTGGCGCGCAGGGACTGCTTGCCGACCAGAGACTTCATGGCATCACGGTAGGTTGACTCGAACTCGTCCGCCCTTCCCTTCATGTACGGAGACAGCGCATGCACCTGCGCCTCAATGGCCTTGAACCGGCTGGGGCCGAACGTCCGCACGAACGACGACGCCATCAGCCCAGTGGCCTTGACGATGTTCCCATTCCCAATACGCGCCGCTGCCTGCGGCCATGCCGTCCCGTAGTTCGCAATGCCGAGCGCGAACCGGAACCCGAGTGCAACCGCAGTTGCATTCGTCACGACGTTGTTCATCAGCTTATCTGGAAACCGCATCGCGGGATCAAAGTCGCCGCCCATGCGAACGGCATGATTGGTCGCGCCGAGCATGGACTTCACAACGCCAGGATTCACACGGTCGTTGATGATGCTGATGATCTTGGAGTCGGTCAGCACCTTGTTCGCCTGAACAACAAACTCGCGGTGCGAGATGTCGGTGATTACCTTGTCAACGCTGCTGGTCAGCAGGGTTTCGAGGTTCAGCTCCAGCGGATACGCAGCGCCGGTTCGCTCCTGCAGACGTGACTTCGACGTGGTGGCGCGGCTGATTCCAGCCGTTGCCATGCCGATGACCTCGGATTCTTCGACCTTTCGCCCGACGTTTGATTGCCCGCGCGCAGCGATCAGCGGGAAGTAGCCCCCCTTCACGGTTCCGTGCGGAGTCTCGATGTCGCGGGTTTCCAGGCGCTTCGGGACGATCCCGCCAGTGCGCTTCTGCAGCGCAACAGTTTCATTCCACAGCCGGTCGCCCATCATCGTCCAGATATCGCTCACCAGATCCCAGTCGTCTTTCGACAGGTTCTGGATCGCCTCGTCGATGACAGGCTGGCCGAACTCGTAGTGCTGGCCGTTGATCCAGCGCCCGCCGCGCATCAGAACGTCCAAGCTGGACGGCGTGCCCATGTGCAGCGCCATGCCGAGCAGCTGGAAGCGACTCAACGGCAGACCTCCAAGCGACTTCATCGGAACCTGCTCGCGCATCCGATTCCGGTCTGCCTTGCTCCAAGACTCGACACGCTGCAGCAGCGGCATCGCCACCTCGCGGCGCAGGTCAGCGCGGCGGTTGCGCGCCTCCATCGCCGGATTCCAGAACAGGTCGTGCATCGGCCCGGACTTACCGCCGTCCAGACGTTCGACAAGTGTTTCAGTCGGCAGCAGCGAGCCGGCCAACTCGCCACCATGCTTCATGATCGCGTCAAGCGCGCGAAGCTCGTCCTCGGAGAACACGACATCGCCAGCACCAAGCACGCGATTCAGCGTGTCCACAACGCGCTGCTGCTGCTCCGCATAGTCGACACGCTTCCCGTCGACGATCACCTTGCTGGCCGTATTCGACTGCTTCGTGATGTTCTTGATGGCCTCGCGTACATCGTCCATCAGCGAAACAGGCATCTCCTTGATGCTCTGCACGCGGCCGGACGTGACCAGATCCTCGACAGACTGCGGGATCGGGTTCGGCGTGCCGTCCTGCGTGTGCTTGTCGATCCACTTCGACAGGTCGATCCGCTGTTCGCCTGGGCCAAGCTGGCGGACACCAACGGCATCCAGAACCGAGTTCAAGACCTCCGACCACTCGCCACCGGCCTTCGCCATGCGCTCCTGTGCGGGCCGCTTCGCCAGCTTCTTGACGCGCTGCTGTAGGCGGTCAACGCGCTCACGCACCTTCGCCGCCTCGTCGTACATCACCGCGTTCACCAGACGGCGACGCGACGCCGCCAGCGCCTCGGTCATCTTCCCGGCTGCAGCTGCCTTCACGGCCTCGCGGGCGGCCTTGCGCTCGGCGCGCAGGTAGGTGTACGGCACCACGTCGCGCACGGTGCGCCCGGCCAGCTGCCGGTTCGACCAGTCGCGCGCCTGCTTGGCGGTCATGGCCGGCTCGTTCGCAAGTCCAGACAGCGCGGCGATCTCGGCCTCGATGACCTTCACCCGGCGGCTGCCGTGCACGGCGCGCATGGCCTTCTCCGGCAGAGTGCCGTCGTTCCGCATGTCGCCGTACCGCTCGCGCATCCGGTTCTGCGTCTCGGTGCGCACAGCCTTCGCAAGCGGCTGCGCGTTCGACAGCGCATCGACCAGCTCGGAGCCGGTGTTGAACCCGAACATCGGCGCGACGACATCGCCGTGCACCCCGCCATCGGCAGAGTAGACCTGTTTCCGCAGCAGGTTCTTGTTGAGCCAGTCCTGCCCATAGCGGTCCAGCAGCCAGTCCTTCGACAGCTTGACCTGCGGCGTGTCCAGCGGCGTGCCATTCGGCTCGCGGTTCCGGGCAAGCGCCTCCCATGCGCGGTAGACCGGCAGCGCCTCGAACTCGGCGCGCACCTCGGACTCGACGCGGGCGGATTCCTCGCGCCACCACGCCTCGCGCTCGCGCATCACCTCGCGGTACGCCTCGGCAGTCACGCGGGCCTCGGCGTCCTCATGCGCCTTCGCCTGGAGTTCGAGGTACGCCTTGAACTTCGCCTCGCTCATGCCGGCGCGTGCAGCTTCCTTGAACAGCGGCTCGGCCACACTGGCACGCTCGGCCTCGACCACCGCCTCGTCGCCCGCGATCATACGCGCCATGAACCCGCGCACCTCGTCGTTCAGATCGACGTTCAGGTTCACCAGCGACTTGTAGATCGCCTTCAGCCACGCCTTGAACCGCGAGAACGGCCGCGCCAGCTCCGGCGTCGGCGGCTTGCCCTCGGCCAGATACCGCTCGAACCCGCGCGCGAAATACTCGTGCAGCGCCGTCTTGGCCGCCACGCCCGACTGCCCGTAATCTCCGCGGAAGTCAGCCGCCACCATGCGCAGGAAGTCCGCGCCGCCCGCAGCGTTGATCGTATCACGCACCTCACGGTCGGCCGTTGCGATGACCGCATCGGCGTTGTCCTGCCACCACCGCGTCAGGATGCCGAACTCGTCCGCGAACACCGGATCGGTGGCCGCCATGTCCGACATGACTTCCAGGCCGAGATGCCCGATCTCGTGCATGAACGTTGACAGGTTGCGCGCTTCGGTCAGGCCGATGGTGAACTGGCGGTCTGCTCCGAACTGGAGGTAGCCTCGGCGTTGCTGGGCGAGCCGCATCGGCTCACTGATCGCGCCCTCGTCCCAGATGACGTAGTTGTGGCTGCCCTCGCCTGCGTTGCGGCTGTTGCCGTCGAGGTAGCGCAAGCCGGGGATGCCGGCGCGTGACAGCGCCTCGCTGGCAGATCGCTCGCCACCAAGTCTCGAGGAAAGCTGCCTGTAGAACGCAGCGCCATCCGCTCCACGAAGCTCCATTGCCATCGCGGCATCCCCGCCAGCAACATCCTTCGGGCGCTCGCCGGCAGCAACTCGCGCAACCATCCGCATGAAATCAGGGTCAAGCGACTCCAACGCCACCCGCACCTTCTCAGGCTGCTCACTCAGCGGCTTATCCCAATCCAGCAGGTCGGAGTCCTCGGGGACTTCGACGCGGTAGAGGTTGCCGGGCTTCTTGAACTCGGAATAGGCGTTGTATGCGGCGTACATCGTGTCGCGCAAGTCTTGGCGGAAAGCCTCGATCGCAGGGATCGGACTTGGCGTGTTGGCGATGCGCTCGAAGTCCTCGAACTTCATGTTCTGCTGATATGCGTCCGCCAGTGCGCGCGCGCCCGGCTGGCTCAACCCCGCCTTGACGCCAATTTCCGTCAGCCCTTCGTGGTTGCTGCGAATCGAACTGCGGTAATGCTCCGCAACGTCACGCGAGGATGCAAAGTACATGCCCCACCCGTAAGCCTGCGCGCCCTCGCCCGTCCCGATCTTCTGCAGCGAGAACCGATCAACGGTGTGCGGGGTGCCGTGGTAGGCGGTCTGATTCAGAATCGACGGATTCGACGGGTCGAAGTTGCCGTTGTTGCCGGTGGCGGATTTGATCTGCTCAGGGCTGGTCGCTACAACAACCTTGCTTGGGTTTTGCTCGCCATACGGGCCGCCACCATCCAGGATGTTGTCTGCGATCACGCCGTCATACCCCGCCGCAATAGCAGAGCGAATTACCTCTGTGAACCCTATGCGCGGTGTTTGCCCGCTACGCCCGCGTAGGATGTCCCTCTCGTCAAAATGCTGCGCGATCTCCTGCGGGAACAGTCCCATAGGTAGCGATCCCCACTGCTCCCCGCCTGCATCAAACATGAAGGGTTTTTGCAGAGAAACGAAGGCTGGCATTACGTTTGGTGTTCCGTACTGCACGCTGCCTGCGTACTCCCCCGCGACACTGGGGTCGTTGCTGAAATAGTGCAGACGATTACGGCCTCTCTTGCCTTCGCGCCGGAACTCGTCAAAGCTGTGCCGCGTCCCGTGATACACCACCAGCGGCTTCCCATCGGCATCTACCACCTTCGAGTCCCCAAACCACGCCACGAAGTTCTGCCACGCCGGCCGCCCGTTCGGCGCGACCATCTCGCCGAACTTCTCGCGCGCCCACGACACCACCTCGGGGCGGTAGTCGGACTCGGTGAACGCGGCGTCACCCGACTGGTCGAAGTTCATCACCTCGGGATCGGTGGCGACACCACCCATCAACGCCCGCCGAATCTCCCCATTCGACAGCGCGTTCACGTCCAGCCCCTGACGCGCCAGTTCGTCGGCCAGACTGGTCAACCGCAACCGCGTGTCCTGCGCGTTCGGATTGGCGGGAGAGATCGGCCGCGCGTCATTCTCCAGCGCGTCCAGCAGGTCGTTGATGTCCGACCCTTCCGGCAGATACCCAGCCTCGACCGCAGCCTCACGCGCGTAGTCCAGCGTCAGCGCGTTCGGGTCATCCTCGCGCACCAGACGGCGGCGACCGGCACGGGTGAACCGGTCGTTCTCGTTCAGCCTACGGATCTCGCCCGACATCGGCTCGTTCGGCGCGCTGCGGATTCCGCGTTCGGACAGGAACTCGCCAATCGTCGGCCCCAGCGCCACGTCCTCAGTCGGGATGTCACCCGTGCGCAGGCGTTCCAGATCGGCGTCGAACTCCGGGTGCACGCGATCCGGCGGATACCGGCGCTTCATCTCGTCGACGACGCGCAGACCGTACCGCTGGTACAGCTCCATCGGATCGACGCCAGCCCGGCGCGCGATGCCGTCGCGGAACATGCCATTCACCACGCCCGCCATCACCTCGGCGTCGGCCTGCGAGTACGTGCCCAGCAGCTGTCCCAGCACGTCGTTGTACACGCGCATGTCGGCATCGCCTTCCGGCGGCGCCTCGTTCACGGACGCGAGGATCCGATCGACCGCGGCGTTCTGCTCGTCGGTCGCGTCGGCATCGGCCTCGGTGATCGTGTCCGGCGACAGCCTGGCGAACTTCCCCAGCTCGCCGTGGTACTGCGGCGCGATCCTGGTCAGGTACGTTTCCATCGGCACCGACAGGTCGGCCCCGGTCAGGATCGACTCGTTCACCTTGTCGCGGCTCACGCCTGCCGCCTCGAACACCTGCGCCATCTCGGGCGATGACTGGTACAGCGTCATCACCGCCTCGCCGGGCAGGTACACGTTCTCGACGCCAGCGCCCTTCAGCGACGCGATGGCGTTCTCCATCTTGGCCGGATCGCGCTGCCACGTCTTGGACTGCTGGACGATCTTGGTCAGCGTGTCGACCTGCTCGTTCTCCTGCTGGCCGCGCTCGCGTGACATGCGATAGCCGTGCCCAAACAGCACGCGTGCAATCAAGCCGACTGCGCCTCCGACTTCGGCGCTGGACTGTACCCCCTCCGTCAGAGATTGTTTCGGATTGTATGTTCCGTATGCCAATGAGTTGTAGACAACCTGCTCTGCAGCCTCGCTCGTAGCCTCAACGCCAGCCGCTGCGAGCTTGTCCATGATGTATCTTGCAACAGTATTCTTGATACCGTTTGGAGCGTATTTAAGGATTCGGCTCAGGCCGATTTTTTCCAGCGCAGCGGCGACTGGCGCAGACGCGGCGATGGCGGCATATGCCCCGCCGGTCCCCTCAGCGCCAGCCTGGCGCACCATATCCGCCTGCTGGTCTGCACCCTGTCCAAGCAGCATCGAAACACCTGCTGTTGGGCTGGCAATCGTTGCCGCCGCTTGTCCGGCGAGGTTGCCGACGCCTTCAAGCACAGCTGTCGCCGTATTGGACTCGCCCTGCTTCAGCGGCTTAAACGGGTTTTGCTGCCCGGTAAGATCAGACGAAATCTGCGCCATTGTTCCCATCAGACCGCCATCAGATAACCACCCGCCAAGAGAGCGGAGCCAGTTTGACGGGTTTGCCATAGATGCGCGCGCATCTTTATCGTACTGCGCTGCAGTATCCTCGCCACCAGTAGCGCGCGCCAAGCCATACGCAGCAGCATCAAGCAGGTCGCCCAGTCCAGAAATGCCAGAACCAATGCCTTGATAGAAGCCGCGCGCAGGTGCCGCCAGGTACTTCGTCGATATGGACTGCACGCTGCTGGCAAGTTTCGACATCGCCGGCAGGTCATCCTGCGCCACCGTCAGGTTGTCGTCCCGCATCAGCCAATCGGCCAGGCTCGGATTCTCGCGGCGCATCGTGTCCAGCGACTGCCGCAGTTCCAGCCGGCTCACTTCGGTTGGGTTGCGCTCGACGACTTCCGGCGCGATCCCAAGGCGATCCGCGCGGCGCTTGGCCTCAGCCCATGCGTCGGGCTTGTATTGCGACGCACGTACCCACGCGGTGCCATCGACCTGCGGCTGATCCGGCAGGCTGGAAAGCATGTCACCAGAAACCCCCTGATCTGGGAGGCCAGCCAGCAGCTTATCGGTTCCTTGCGGCACGCTCTCTCTCCGGCTTAATCAGGTTTTCAAACACGTACTGGACATTATTGCCAGTCACGGGCTTGTTATTGTCACGCAGGAACTGGATTGCCCTCATCTTTTCGATGCTCGACATGCCAAGGTCGCCGACCTTCACTTCGACCTTATCGGTAGAACCTGCCCATCCAAACAGAGAACCAGGAACCGTCTTGGTGAAGCTCAGACTGTTCAGCGTCATCAGGTCGGCCTGCTTCAACACCTCGGTGTACGTCGGCGCACGCTGGTTCTGCCGCTGGAACTGATCCGCCCACAGCCGCATCGAACGGTCGAACTCGATGGCCCGCGGGTCGGTGGCGAGCTTCTTCTTGTCGACGCCCAGCGTGTTGATCGCGTAGGACTGGATGACGTTGTTGATCTCGCCCTCGCTAGCCGCCTTCGCCATCTTGGACGGATCGCCAGACAGCACATCGGCCTGCGCCTTATACAGCCAGTCACGGTCGGCCTGCGCCATGCGCAGCTTCGGATCGTATGGGCGATACCGCGACAGCTCGCGCTTGGCTGCTTCGTCGCCGCGTGCTGCTTGATACACAACATCACGGTACGCCAGCAGCTGATCGCGCGGAGTCACCTCGTCGTCGCCAGCGGCGCGCTGCTTCAGGCGTGCCTCCCACGAATCCACGCGGCCAGTCTGCTGCGCCCATGCCAGCTCCTGCGGCGTCACGATCTTCGCCAGCGGCATCGACGGGTCGGCCTGCTCGACCTTCGCATTGATCGACTGCAGCAGCGCCTTCTCGGTTTCGGCCTCGCGCTGTGCGTTCAGCCGTTCCTCGGTCTCGATCCGGCTGATGATGTTGTTCCGCAGCTCGCGGTCGTGGATGTTGTCAAGCGCCCACTGCTTGGCCTCGGTCGCGGACATGGGCGGCACGACAGCGCCAGCACCAGCGTCTGCACCGCCTGCCGCCGCGACGAACTTCTTTCCGTACTCGGCAACGGAAGTCCCCAGCACGTCCTTCGCGTCCGGCTTGTTGACCGCGCCCTCGCCGCCGAACCATGCGCGCGCCGCGCCCTCCGGCCCGTACTTCCGCACGTACATCCCGAACCGATGGTCGAACACGGCATCCTGCGCGGACTGATCCGCCAGGAACTGCTCGGGCGTCATGGCCTTGCCAAGAGCCGCCTTCGTCCATTCGGGGATGTTGTTCCCCATGACCTGATACCGACCATATGCGCGGTCGCCATTCTTCGTGACCGGGCCCATCGCGGAATAGTCGCCGGAGCCGCGGCTCTCGATGCTGGCGATGGCGTCTCGGTACGAACTGGAAACACCAGACTGCGATGGCATCGGCAGCGCGCCACCACTCAACAGCGTGCGCGCGATACTGTCCCCTAGATCGGCCTTGACCAGCGGATTCAGTACACGCTCGATCTCGGCCTGATCCGACCCGATGAACTTGTCGCGGTACTGCTGGTAGTACGCCTGCGCCTGCGACGGGGATTCGGTCATCAGCCGGTTCAGGATGTTTCGCCGCGTCTGCGATTCGATGGTCTGCAACGCCAGGCGCGTAGCCTCTGGCGGATCACCCGGATTCCCAACGATGTAGGCGTCCTGCGCCCGCTGGATCTCGGAGTCCACGCGCTTCGGGTCGTTGTAGTACAGGACGGCCGTCTGCGCCGACGCATCAATGTACGCCTTTGTCGTCTCCTTCGTGTACGCATCGGACTCGCGCGCAACGTGGCGCAGCAGGTCGCCCTGCGTCTGCGTCGTCCAATCGGCCGTGCGGTTCTCGAACATCGAACGCTGGCCGCCGTTGAGCCGCGCTGCGATCTCGGAACGCTTCTTGTCCAGATCGGGAAGGATTCGCTCCGGCAGGCCGAACGCATCCTTGCCCTTGGTGCCAAACGCGCCAATATTCTGGCCGGTGCCGTCACCGAACAGCACCGTGTTCTGGTACTGCCGCAGCTCGGCCTCGGCCTGCATCACGGCAGCGGTATCAACCTTCTGCTTTTCCTGCTGGGCAATCTGCCCCAGCATGCCGCCAACCTGCTGCAGCCCGCGCCCAATCGAGTCAGCCCCAACGTCTGCTCCGGCAGCGGAGTACCGCGCGTTCGGCAGGTTCTCCTGCCGTACCTGATTCGGGTCGTAGCGGGGTACGGTGACGGCCATGCGTTATGCCCCCGACGCCGCTTTCGACGCCTTGTAATCTTTGACGTACTGATACCCGAGCGCCGCCGACTGCGCCACAGCGCCGAGGTAGCTGCCGATGGCTTGGTTATTACCACGCGCCTTCGCAGCGCGGCCCTGCGCAACCTGGTTGTTTGCGTCCACCTCGTAGCCCCACGCGCGGCGGGCAGCGTTCGCACGGATCGCAAGCGCATCTTCCTCGCCGAGCTGCGCCGTCTCGGACTGCAGATCGAGCGCCGTGCCAGAGGTAGTGTCGATGCCGTTCGCTGCAAGCGCCGCGCGCTGCGACCCCAGCATCAGCCGCACGTTCCGGCGTTGCTTTTCTTCCTCGATGTTCCCCAGCTGGCGTTCGTAGTCGGCCTGCTGTGTGGCAACCTTGGCGTTCTGGTCTGCCACCTGCGCGGCATACGCGCCCTCGGCCTTCGCCGCCTGGGCCTGCTGATAGCCGCCAAACAGTGTGAGACCAATCGAAGCAATGCCAAGCGCAATCGGACTACACATCGCCCATCCTCCGAATCTCAAACCCACGGAACGGGAGCCGGTCAGGACCGTATGGCGTGACCTCCGCCTCGACTGTGAACCCCAGCCACCGGAGCCACCGCTGCGCCGCCTTGTTACGTTCGTCGACCACGTTCTTCAGCACATCATACCGCGTCAGCATCTCGGAAACCGCGCCGCGCGACTCCCGCAGCAGCTCCTTCTGTACAGCTAGACGATCCAGCGCCGTCGTGCCGACCATCCACGGGACGCCGATCATCCCCAGCAGCGACGCCGGCACCGCCCCGAACATGCACACCGGCTCGCCGTCGAACACCCCCGTCATCGCCATGTCCGAGTACCGCATCCCGAACGCCATGCAGTCCGCTGCCGTTGTCCGGTTCGACGCCCACAGCTCGGCAGCATCGGCGGGACGGACGCGCTCGGCGATCCTTGCCACGTCACCTGCAACGGCCGGACGCACGCAGGCGATCATGATGTCTCCCCGAACTCGACCTTCGGCACGACGCCCAGGATCGACAGCGCCAGCGGTTGACTCTGCCTCACCGCAACACGGCCGGACTGCTGCCACGTCTTGACCGGGTATACGTCCACCACGCCGTCAATCGGCGGCGGCGGCGCCTGCATCAGATCCCCGGCGTCGCGCGACTCGTATTCCTCCAGCAGATCGAACGATGGGCCGATCTTGATGCCGCGGCTCTCGCCCAGCATGATGCTCGCGGTCGGGATCACCTTCTGGCGCGTGGACACGGACTCTCCGCCGGGGATGGTCACGTCCAGCGTCTCGAAATCGCACTCGTACCCGAGGCCGACGTGGATCACGGTCGCCGGGTTGTCCAGCGAGATCGCGCCACTGGACACGGCGCGCGGCTCCATCACGAACCCGTCTGCCAGGATCGAAACGGTCTCGCCTTCGAGGTGCGCCAGCCCGGACACGGAATCGCGCGCGTAGGCCCAGTCGGTCGAGGCCACGCCCTGCCATGCCACGGGCACGTCACGCAGCGCGCGACCATTCACGACGGTCGCCGACACGTACTCGGTGATGACAACGCGCAGCGGATTGTCGGACTCGTAGCCGAACACGATCCAGTCGCCCTCATCGGACGTGCCAACGAACGCACTGGTCGACGCCGTGATGGTCAGCTCATCCTCGCTCGTCCAGCCGGTCGCGGTCAGCGTCATCGTCGTGGTGCCCGTGTTCCGACCGTCGTAGGTCAGGCCCGAGTCCACGAAAAACCAGTCGCGCGGATTGGCGAACAGGCGCGTGTTCAGTTTCTCGACGTACCGCTTCGAGACACCGTTGATGGTGCGCCGCACGATGAAATAAACCGCGTCCTCGGTGCCTTCCGGGATCGAGCAAACAGATTCGACCACGCCCTGCGTGTCATGCCGCGCCCAGCCGTTGACCTGCTGCTCCTTCATGTAGGTGCAGGTCAGCAGCGTGCCGTCGCTGCGCACCATCCACGCAGCCGAATACGGGATCGTCTGGAATGTCCAGTCGGTCAGCGTGTAGCCGACGACGAGGTGCGACGAGAAAATCGTGAGATCGCTGCCCGTGTACCCATCTGACTCGTACTGGTAGCCGATGTCGCGCACGGTGTACCCGCGGTTCTGCACGAACAACGCAGTGTTCCCGACGACCAGCGCAGGCAGAGGCGACGACCCCCAGTAGGTCTGCGGTTTCCACGCCAGTTTCGTCGGTGTCAGCACGTCATCCTGGCCGCCCGTCGTTTTCCACTCGGCACCCGTGGTCAGCAGGATCAGCTTGTCCAGCGGCACCAGTTCCTCGATGGCGTTCACCTGCCGCGCGTTCAACGTCGCGGTGATGGCGTCACTGTCCTCGATGGGCGTGTTCTTCCCGAAGTTCGAGTAGTCATCCACCTGCGAGAACCACGCGGTCTGCGGCTGCGTGTCGGTGCGTGCGAACACCAGTCGCGCCGCGAAAAACTCGACCTCCTGCGGCCATCCGTAGCGATCAGACCACGCCGAGAACGCGAACACGTCCGTCGCGCCGGTCGTGCCGCTTGTGAACTCCTTGACGACGACATTGTTCGTTCCCGTGGCCGGAGCCTCGTAGAACGTGATCGTGTCCGCCGTCGCGTCGATGGTCCAGCCCTGTGCCATGTCTTATTCGTCCGCAGGTTTCAGGTTGTGGTGCAGGATGAAACCGGGCGATCCGGCATCGGCCGCCCAGAAACACCGATCGCCCACGGTGATATGCCGCACCTCCCCGCGTCCAAGCAGCACGATGTCCATGACAACATCCCAGCCCTTGCGGCCCTTGACCATCGTCGGGATGTAGTGGCCCATCAGATTCAGAGCCGGCACCAGTCCGCCGCGCTTGGTCGGGATCGGCGCCGTGGTCGAGCAGGTTAGCATCAGGCCACCAGCGGTCACCACGCGCACCAGCTCGGTTTCCTTGGTCTCGGCATACGACACGACGCCGAGCGCAGACTCCCACTCGCCAGGATCAAACAGGTTCAGCAGGTCGCCAACATTCACATCGCCAGCGCGGATGGCCACGCCATCGGACAGCAGCATCGCGTCGACGGAAACACAATACCCGCCGCCACCGCCACCGCCGCCAGTCCCGCCGCCGGTGCCGTAGGGGTTCGACTGCACCGGAACATCATCGATGGTGACGGAGTAGTTCAGGACGTTGGTCGAACTCGCGCCCGTGATGGAGAACGTCTTGGTCGAGCCATCGCCAGAAAACGTCCAACTCGACAATGGGGTGCCAACGCTGCCGACCACCGCATCGGGCAGCGTCTTGATGACGGTTGCACTGACCGTGTAGGCATCGGTGAACGCGGTAATCAGCACGGTGCCGTAGCCGCCGTGCAGGTAGCGCCACTTCACGCCGACCGAGTATTTGTCGGTGCCGGACGTGCGCTGGTCGCCTGGGCCGTCCCATGCGCTGCCAACGTCATGCACGGGCTTGTTGGCGCCGGTCTGATACCAGTTGTCGCCACCGTTCGACGCATACGCCTCGCAAATGTAGGTCTTGCCATCGCTGCGTCGCTTCTCGCCAATCGCCACGTTCCGGTCGCCCGGCTCCCACGGCGTGATCTCAGCCAGATCCTTCGGCTCCAGATAGACCAGCGTCCCTACCATCTCCGCGGTGAACGCCTCGAAGTTCGCCGTCAGCGTGACCTGCCCCGTCGTTGCCGACGCGCCGATCTTCCGCGAGTCGTCGTTGTTGATAAGCGTGAACGGGCCATCCTTCGGCTGGAACACGGACAGCGTGAACGACGTGGCCGACGTGCGCCGCAGCTCGCGAGGCGCGTGGCTCTTGTGGGCGATGTACATGACATCGGCCGACTGCGTGAACTTCAGCTCGGCGATCTCGGCAGACGTGTACGGGACGGCAACCTGCACGCGCACGCCGGGCGACGACTCGACGAATGCGCCGTTGTAGATGAACTCGAAGTACCCATCGTTCGCCACGATGACGTAGGCGATCTTACTGGAATACTGGAACGGGATCAGGCGTGCCGGCTCCCCGGAGTCCTTGACCTCTCCAACGAACCGCATCCCCGGCCGGTTGTCGACGCCGCCATAAGGGCGCACGATCATGTTCTTGCACGTCCGCAGCGACGTGCCGTACCGCGCGATGTCCACGCGGGAGTACAGGGCCGGCGACATCTCGCCACCGGCAAACGACGGCTGCAGCAGATTACTTGCCACGCTTGATCCCCCGTCCGTTCGGGGCGCAGATCACCAGCAGCGCCAGCGCCAGGCAGATCAGATTGACGGCATCGGCAAGGTTCATCACAGCCTCCCCGTCACGGAGACGGACTGACGCTCGTCGCGCTCCTGCTGCTCGGACATGGTGCCGGTCGCCGCCTCGCCAAGCATCGAGCGCGCCTGCGTCGCAGCGAACTGCGCCACGTTGGCGTTGACCTTCATCGGGATGGCGATGTTCGCCGCCAGTGCCCACGCCATCGCCATGACGAACTCCGGGTCGAAGTCGTTGGTGTCGGTGACACGGCGCACGTACCACAGCACGGCGTCCTCCTGATCCGTGGCGATGATGCGCCCGCTGCCGGACTGGTCGGACATGACCGTGTACGGGATGCTCGGAACCTGTGGAACAGTTTCGTTCAGCGTGCCGTTCGTGCACGACAGCGCCAGAACCCGCGAACCGTTGACGTCGGTGATCTGGTGCGCGTACAGGCAGTCGGTCGGGTAGCGGTACTGGTAGGCCCAGCCCGGCGGCGGATCGCCCGTCACCACGGCCAGCGCGACAAACGCCTGCGCGAAGTTCGGCGACATCGCCCGGATCACCTGGTCGCGCGTCGCCTCGTAGTACAGCTTGCAGACGCGCGACCGCTCGTTGTTGTCGTCGATGTTCTCGATGGTCTGCGTGATGCCGATGTTGCCGAGCGCCATGTTGCAGATGCCGACGACGGAAGTCATGCGCGGTTCCTCACTTCTTGTCGTACAGCACGGATGCCGGCGCTGAGCCGGTCATGCCCACGGCGATGTCGGTAATCTGGAACTCGATCATCCGCTTCGTCTCGCCTTCGGAGGTGGTCTCGCTGACCGACTTGACCAGCGCCATCGCCTCGATCATGGCGGGCTTGCCAGCGGCCGGAAGGGTCTTGATCCCGAGTTTCTGGATCTCGTCCTCGCAGAGCATGATGCACGTCCCATACGGGTAGTCAGGCTTGTCAGCCTCGACGCAGCAGCTCTCCTCGGAGTCCTTATCGTCCTCGGAATCTTCCATCTCGCGCTTCAGCGACACCAGCTTCATCTCTGCCTCTCCTGAGATGGCGGGGCCGGTTTCCCAGCCCCGCCTGTTGGTCAGAACGTACCGCTGCCGGCGTCCGGGTTGGGCGCGCCGGGCGCGGCTTCCACGACGATGGCCGAACCCTTCTCGGGGCCGGCACCGGGAGGACGCACGCTCTTGGGCTTCGGCTTCGGTTCCGGCACCTTCTCGGGAGCGACGAACCACGTCGCGCCCTTGTACCGAGGATCGTCCAGATCCACCGAGAACCGCTCACCGACGTTCCGGTAAACCCGACCGTCATGGCCGGGTTCGAGGGCGACGACCTGCTGCACGTTAGCCATGTCGCCTCCTTACTGCACCGTGAAGCCGGACTTGTAGATGCGGTTCGCATCCACCGCGCCGCTGGTCACGAACGCATCGAACGCGCCGGCAGTCAGCGGGCCGCTGGCGACCGTGTAGCGCACGCCCAGGTAGCGGCGGCACGGGAACGACGGCAGCTTGAGGCGGACCAGGTTGGTGCCGGCGGTGGCGAACGAGGCGAACGCGATGGCGCCAGTCGAGTAGACGACCTGCACGTTCGTGGACAGGCCGGCGTCGTCGGCGGTCTCCAGCGAGATCGTCAGCGTGGCGTCGGAGCCGGTGTCGGTGGCGGTGGTCTGCGTGTTGACGACCAGCCACAGATCCTCGCCCAAGCCCACGTCGAGGCGGGAGTTGGGCGTGATCTCGCTGGCGTCGCCGCCTGCGGCCATCGAGAACAGGTCGTATACGTTGGCCGAGATCGCGGTGGACGTGACTGCCTGCGCGTCCGAGAACTCAAGGTTCTTGTCGATGTACATGGTATGTGCCTCTCTAGTTGGTGGCCGATCAGGTCAGCGCGGTTTCGGTTTCGAGGATGCGATCCACGGTGCGGATCGGCACGCCGAGGAACGTCAGGTCGGTATTCGTGAACCCTTCGGTCACGGCGCCGTACTGCTGCATCGCCGGCTGGATCGCCAGAACCTGCTGCGACTTGTCCAGCGCGCCGATGGCAAGCATCTCCTTGACGGTACGCGACGCGTAGAACACGGCACGGCCCTGGCTGCGGAACGGGATGCGGGCCAGCGCCTTCGCCATCAGCTTCGGGAGCCAGGTCGCAGCGGTGTTCGCCTGCGTGCTGGACTGGGCCAGCAGGTCGGTCATCGAGATGTTGGCGATGCGGACCACGTAGCGCCAGTCGCGGACGTGCAGGCCGATCTTCCACTGCCAGTGGTCCGCGTAGGCGCGGTAGCGGTTGTTGCTGGCGTCGAACGCGTCGATCAGGCCCAGATCCTCGTGGGCGAGGCCGGCGCGGCTGCCCTTCGGGTAGATGCCGTGCACGGTGTTCGGACCCCACACGACCAGCCAGACCGACGTGCAGTTGCCGCTGCCGCCGCCGGAGATCACGTTCTTGGCGACTTCGCTGGTGCCGGTGTTGATGGTGTTGTAACGCACCGCCAGGCCGTTGAACTGCTCCGGGTTGATCGACGCATCACCGTAGATCAGCGCCTGCGCCATCGCCTGGTTGATGCCCTCGACGGTCGCGGACGCCTCGGAGAGACGGAACTCGGAGGTGTTGCCATTGAGTTCGGCCACGTCCTTGTCGATCTCGCTGCGGTCCTCCAACATGCCACACGAGTCCTCGACGGTCGCACGCAGCGACTTGCTCGGCGGAACGCCGCCGTACAGCTTGCGCCAGATCGGGGTCGGCAGGCCGGTGCGGATGACGCCGCGGTGGCCGGTCGCCAGGTTGCCTTCCAGCATCGGCAGATCCATCAGGATTTCGTTGCTCTGCGTCAGCAGTTCAGCGACCTTGGCGATCTTGCCATCGGGATCGGTCGCCTTCGCCACGTCGAGCAGCGTGACGGCGCCGGACTTCACAGTCTGAGTTGCCATGATTGATTACCTCGTGTGTTGACTGGTGGGATGATCGAACAGAACTTGGCCTGCTGAGACCTTGGCGCCGGCGCCGGAACCCGGTGCGAGCGTCTTGTCCTCCTGCAGCGCCATCCCGACGCGGTGACAGAACCGGATCACCTCGGGGTGATTGCCCAGTCCGGTGTCGTTCAGCAGCGTGGTGAGTTCAGGCGAACCGAACGCTTGCAGGCCGGAGGCGGCCACCTTCAGGGACTGATCGAACTTCGCCCCGCCGATGTCCGTGGCGTTCTTGGCCTCATCGCCCCACTGGGCGACTTGATCCGCAAACGCCTTCGCCTGCTCGGCCTGCATCTCGGCATACAGCGAGACGAGTTTCTGCGCGCCCTGCTGGTCGAGTTTCAGCTCCTTCGCAATCGGAGTGAATCGACCGAGCGCCTGCTCGTCCAGCTCGATGCCTACGGGCATGTCGAACGCGGTGTACTCCACGGGCTTGTCGGCATCGTCGCCGCCGGCCTTGTCGCCAGCCTTGTCGTCACCGCCATCGCCCGCCTTGTCGTCCGCGGCCTCCGTGTCCGTCTTGCCGGCCTCGCCTTCGGGTGCCGCCGTAGCGTCACCTTGCTGCGTTGCGTCGCCTGTGAGCAGCGTCGTGTTGCCCGCCTGCGACGTGTCGACCGACTGTGTTCCCTCGGGCGCTCCGGTGGTTGTCTGCGCGCCTTCGTTCTCGCCAGCCATGTCAGGATTCCTCATCTTCGTTGGTGGATTGGCTCCGGATCAGCTCGGCATCACGCGCCTCGCGCTCCATCGCCTGGTACTGCTCGAAACAGTGGGCGTGCACGTCGGCGTAGACCGCAAGCCCGATGGACCGCATCCCGGCGCGCAGGTGGATCTCGGCGCTCGGCGACCAGCCCGTGTGGAACGTCCCGCACTCGCCCAGCAGGCGCCAGATGAACCGGCGGCCAGCATCGGTGGACATAACCGACTGCAGATCGGCGATCCGCTCGCGCTCGGCCTCGCGCTGCTCCGGCGTCAGCTGCTTCGTGGTCATGCCGGCGCTGCCCCCGCCATCGCGTTCGCCACCTGCGCCATCACGGAGTTCTCCGCCGTTTCGGTGCCTGCCATCTTGGTCACGGCGCCTGCCACGTCAGTCGCCGGTTTCGCCATCGCGGCCATCTGCTGCATCTGCTGCATCTGCTGTTCGGACTGTCGCTTGGCGGCCACGTCGTCGTCGCTGCGCACGATCCGCGGCGACACGCCCAGCATGTCCGCCGTCTCGTCGATGATCTGGTCGAAGTCCACCTTGTCCATCGTGGACGGCGACACCTGGAACACCATCGACGCGC